GGAACATCCAATGATTCTTCAATACCACCTGCATCTACTAAATGTATTTTTAAATTACCTGATGATGTAGCAACTGAAGATTTAATCCAAAACTCTATATAATCATACTTTTCTATGTTTACAGAGGTGATGGTATCTGAAGCTGTATCTCCTGCCGAAGCACCTGCTGCAATAACTATCTTATTAGAAGCAGATCCTGTTTTGTAATCTTCTGTATTTGCTGTTATAGTAAAATCAGAATCAACACTATCATCAAATGCTGTGTTGCAATTATGTAATTGCTTTACAGTAAACTTATCTCTGTAATAAATATCCTGTATCATGTTTATACCACTAGGTATTTCCCATCTAGCATTAATTCTATCTGTATGTATATCAAGGTTTTCTACAGGGTCATAAATTCTTCCTGTTATTTCCCACATAGATTGATTAATATATTCATCTATAACCTGTGGATCAAATCCATCACTCCATAATTCATATCCAACTCCTACTGTAACTGTCCCTGTTACTGCAGCAAATGTCATAGTGCCTGAAGAAGATGTATAATCAGTTATTCGTGTTGTTTCTCCATCATTAGTTCCTGAAGTAAAACGAATATAACTTCCATTGTATTCGTCATCTCCACCAAATAACTTAGTATCTAAAGCTGTAGTAGAAGAACCTCCTCCTGATGTAACTCCCGTTATCATCTTGCCTAGGTTTCTACCTACTGCTTTTCTTAAATCTTCTAATGTTTTACCTTGTGTTACAGCCATTAATATCCTTTACGCATTTTCTTGCCTGTTCGCTTCGCAGCTTTCTTAGCTGCAGACTTTCCCTTTTTAGTATAAGGAAATTTCTTTTTACCTACTCTTGGCATTTGTTCCCTTCTTTGCTTTATTAACTCCTGCTTCCCCCATAATTCTTATCTGCTCTTTTAACTTTTTATTTTCTCTGCTAAGAGCTTTGTTTATAACTTTAAGTTTAAACAAAGGATCTTCGTTCATAGCCTCTGCTATATCAATTTGTTGTACAACAACATTATCGTCGATTTGCTCTTGCTTTCCGTTTGAATTTTCTGTTAAGTTTCTTTCTGTCAATTTTTGTTCCTCCAAAATAAAGTTTTCCTGTAGAACTTTCATCTCTTTTTAATTTACTAATTCTTATTTCATCTAATACTTTACCTGCATCCTGTCTTTCCTGTACTGTCATTTCAGGTTTCTTACCTTGTTCTCTTACTTGTGTAACCCAAGTTTCGTGAGCCTCACCTATCATAGTTTCAATGCCATTATAAGAATAAGGATCACTAGGAGTAAAAGGTACATGATGCAATATTGATATTCTTTGTGTAACTGAATCATAAAACCTGAACGACAATGATTTAATACTACCTGTCCCATACTCTCCTAAAAGAGTAACTCCGACAGGTAGTATTAATCTTCTATCGTAAGTTTGTTCTCCTACGACCTGCATAATTTAATACAGATTCGTTAACATAACTGTATGATATTCATCATCCACACCGACTACACCATGAACTCTGCCGATAGCAGAAGTAACATCTGCCCCTACAGCCTTCATTGAGCCTGCATGAGTATTACTAGTTCCAACTACTGTTCCCATAGCAGGAGTTCCATCCATTGTAGCTACAGCTAATCCTGCAACCTGCACCCAACCATAATAGTCAGCAGCAATTTGACAAGGTGTAACCCCGACATATCGCCCTACTATAGCACCGGGAGCTACTACAACATCCTTATAAGGACTTTTAATTAAACCTGCTGTTTCTGTGCCGTTAGTAACTGCAATAACTGTTCCATCATCTTCATCAAGAGTTAATTCTAATGTAGCAGCAGATGCTGCATAAGGATGACTTCTGATTTTGTAAAAGACTCTTGAACCTGCTGTTGAAAGTGTTGGTTGGTTAAAAAAGAGATACCCTTCTGCATAGAGATTTATAGCTGCTGCTGCACTACCAAGTGTAACAGTAACTGTTTTAGATCCTGCAGCAGTTGTTGCTACTGCTAGAGTAGTGTCATGCTGTGCTTCAGGAGCCTCACTTGTTATAACCTTCCCTTCTTCAAGGGCAGTACCTCCATTTTCTACATAACGGTATTTTCTACCATCTGCAAAAGCCATTTCAGTACCTAATGGAAGTCTTTGTTTGGCAGTTGTTTGTTTCTCCCAACCATAACTTCCTCCAATTGTTTTTGGAAAAGACATTATCTTTCCTCCTTATTTATTTTACGGGTTTCTTATACACCCCGCCTTCAACCGATTGTTAAAAAGTCGTATAAGCTCGGTCAAAGATTACACTTATACTAAAGAAGGAGAGGTTAGATAGAGGATTTCTTCTCTACCTTGACCTCTTCCTTTACTTTTTCTTGTTTAGGATTACATGCACACTTGTCACCTTTGGCTTCAAGTCTGCATTTACCATCCCATGCAATAGGAAATATACCATATTTCCCTCTTCTTAATTGTGTTTGAGAATCACTTGGCTGATTAGGATATTCAGAACCACAAGGAAAAGGAACTGATCCGTCAGGATTAACTCTAGGCAGATGTCCATAGTAAGTTACCTTAGATGGCCAACTATCTAGCAATGTAGCTTCATTTAGTCTACCTTTTAAACCTGCTTTGTTTCTTTGACTATTTATTTCTGTCAAATTCTTTTTTCCTTCTAGTCCATAATTATGACTAACCATTTAATCTATCCTCCATTATTTATTAAGAAGTTGCAGCATGAGTTTGAATAGCAGCATCATATGTGACACTAGTACCCTTACTATCATCTAATTCAAAGACACCATAATCTGAGGTAATCACGACCTCTGTCGCTCTCATAGAGGCATCTCTCTGCCTCTCTGTTCTAGTTTCTACTGAATTAAGAACTGCCATAGCTGATTTGTCAGCAATAACACCAACAGCATCATCTGTTGAAGCATCAACAGCTAAGTTGCCATCTTCAAAGATAGATACACCATTTATAGGTTTTATTCCACTATAGAAATTCTTTAATAAGTCTACTGACCATCCATCTGTAAGTGGATAAGTCCCTCCAACATTAGCTGCTTCTCCTGCTAAATCTGCTACAGCATTAGGATGATGTAGCATATAAACTTGATTACCAAATTTATTAGCTTTAGCAAAAGCTATAGCTGCCACAACATTAGATGTGTTCATTATTGCTGCTGCACCACCTAGTGCAGTTGGAGTTAAACTTGCTCCTAAAGTAGCATATAATGAATGAACATCTGTGTCCTTCTTTCTTGCCATTGCATCACCTAACTGTTTACCAATCATTGTGAATACATTGTTTTGTTGTTCACGAACAAGTTTATCAGTTAAGATAACTTTAGCTCCGACTTCTGCTGATGTTAAGTCAACAGTTGTCATGCCAATTTCTTCTTCGTCAACAATGTCCCTTCCATCTTGTAAGTCACTAACTGTCATCTGTCCAACTTTTGGAACAGTAACCTGTTTAGCTCCCTTCGGAAGGCTGAAGCTCTCTATTAGAGCCATAGCAGGAGCATTGTGCTCCTCGGTATACCTAGCTGCTGCGATAATTATCTTACTCGCATTTTCTAGATTACCTGTTGTCGCTGTCTGTGCCATTTCGACATCTCCTTATTTTAAGGGTAAATAAATTTAACCGATGCCTGCTGCTCTACGAGCTGCTGCTTCGGTATCAGGATTGCGAACTCCTGAGTTGTAAAGATCCAATAATCTTTCCTCACTAGAACTAGCATTTGCAGGAGCTGTGTTATTATCATAGCTCTGTGCAGGGACTTGTCCTTTTTTAAGTTTAGCATTTTCTTCTTTCAATGCTCTAACTTCAGACATATGTCTTGCAGCTTGTTCCATTTCCTGAGGAGTTTGGTACTTTAAAAGTACTTCAGGATCTATATTAAATTGTTTACCAAATTGTAAGGATGCTTTAAATTGCCCTTCTTTAAACTGAATACTTTTTTGATAATTCTGTTCTGTTTCTATTTGCTGAGTTCTACTCTGATAATAAGTATCTGCAGCATGTTGTATTTGATCACCACTATAACCTTGTTGTGCTAACTGTTGTTTATAATTTTCAGTTTCATACAATAATTGGTTTTGCTGATTTTGTTGTTCAACTTGTGCCAATCTTTGTTGTGTTTGCTGAAGTGTTTGTTGCACATTGTTTTCAGGCTCTGTGGAACTAGGATAAGTTCCTACAGGCTCTTCAGCTTTAGGAGCTGAAGTTTCTGTTATAGTAGTTTCTGATGCAGTAACTTCTGAAGTAGGTTCTGCAGGAGCTTCCGTTGGAGCTTCTGTAACAGGTTCTGTCTGAGGTTCAGCTACGGGAGCTGCAGGCTCTTCAGAACTCAAGTTTAATTCAGGTTGTGTTATTTCATTTTCGTTTACCATTTGTCCTCCTATATATAAAATAAATGTTTATCTAGTTTTTGTCAATCCTCTCTCATTAAATAAACATCTCTTGATTTAGATGCTAAATCTTCTCTTCCCTGAGCAATGAAATATTGCTCTCTTAATCCTTGTGCCTTCATAATTCTTTTGTATTCTCTTGCTTCACCAAGATATTTTATCCTTTCTAAGAATTGATATGGTATAGGAAGTCTTGATGTATTTCTAGCAACAACTAATTGTTGATCTAAAGATAAAGAGTTCATTAACTTTTCATATTCTAATTCCCATAAATCCCAATTTATTAATTGAGTTCCTGCAATTCTTACTGAGTCAAACATCTTGTAATATTTATTTAAAGTATTTTTACTTTTCACATCTGATAACTCAGGTTCATCAAACTCTACATCATATCCTATTTCATGTAATTGTCCTCTTCTATAACTTTTTAACTGTCTGTATCTGTCATACATATTCCTATTTCCTTCAGGAGTATTAGGGTACATGGCTGTCATTTCAATTAACTCTGATTGAAAGTCTTTATTAATTCTATCTACATCATTAAAATAAATAGCAAAATCATTCTTACCTCTTTTAACTTGTTGTTCCTGTATTGGAGATAATTGTTCCATAAGGCTATGTCTTAATATATCTTTTTGAAATGGTTCTAAATTAGCATAAGGTGCGTTCATAATATCAAATGATGCCTCTCTTAATATTGCAGAAGCTCCCTGTGGGTAAGATCTTAATCCTGTAAACTCTGAAAGTCCTCTAGTAGCTCCTCCTGTAATTCTATCTCCCCAATCTAAGTTTCCATGAGCATTATCAAATGCTACAGAAGATAACCAAAGTGGAGTAACCATATCTGTAAAAGGCTGAACAAAGTTTGTTATAGTATCTATATCTGAATCCCCTTTCCTAAATGCAGGATCTCCCATATAGTCAGCTCCTGTAAAGAAATCCCAAGCAGTAGAAGGAGCATAAGCTAATTGACTTCGCACCCATCTTAATCCCGGATTATCTTCACTTAAAGATACAAAGTTTTCCCATTCTTCCATATCTTCTCTAGTCCCTGCCTTGTAAAAGAAGTTCATTGCCTTGGAAAGTATTCGTGCATCTGATACAAATTTAGACCCCGGCCCAACTTTTTGTCCATTCATATCAAATAAAAGAAAATCACTTGTAGAAGGATCTAATATTCTATCTAACTTGGCTTGCAATTCTTCAGGCTCATCTTCTCCTATTGCTGATGCAGCAATCTGTAAAAGAACTGTAGTTAAAGCTAATCCTGTAGCTGTATTAATCAAAGCTTTCTGAGCAAGATATCTTCTTAATGGATCTCCCTGAAGAGCCTGAACAAATAAAGCTCCTATTGCTCTTCTGTATCGTGGAGCTAATAAGAAAATTGATTCCCATAAACTTTGATTAGGATTTATTCCTAACATTCCTGAACTAAATAATCCTCTCATTGAATTTACATAATCAGCAACAATTTTTCTTTGAGATGCCTGAGTAGCAGCATCAGCAGTTGCATCAACTAAATGATCTAATCCTTTAGCCAATTCAATTCCTGCTATATCTAATGTATGATTAAAAGCATTTTCAAAAGATGCCCCAAGATTACCTGTTATTTTATTTGATCTAAATGCTTCCCCTAATGCTGTATTTTTTAATATTTCAAACACCTCATTACTTTCTGACATTAATATTTGTCCTTCATATAAGCCTAATATATCTATATTTTCTTTTTTCATTCTAAAGTTTTGTACAAAAATATCTCCTTGCTCTTTATCTTTCATAGTTTTATAAAATGCTTCTACAAAGCCTTTAGCTCCGACTGCATTTACTTCAGGAT